ATGATCACAGTGAGAGGGTGCCCCGAAGGGTTGCTCCCAAGGAATTGCACCAGGTCACCATTGAAGTTGCAGAAGGAGCACGCGATATCATACGCAATGCCCCACATGACCGTGAGGTGGTCCATGCTCGCACCACACCGTTTGGCGATGGTGATGAGCGTGAAAAAACCCCACAGGATGAAAACTGCACTCATGCGTTTGTCGAACTTCCCGTAGTCGCCGGCGATCATCTTGTCCTCACCAAAAGCAGTGATGAACTTGTAGATATCGTCCCACTCAACACTCTGAGCCACGGCACCTGGCATCGACTCAAACAGAAACTTATTGTTCTGGATGACTCTGACGAGCGGAAGGTACACCATGCGCACAAGGATACTCCAATCGAAGGGGCCGCCATTCATGATTCGTGTCTTCTCAGACTCAATCTTGGCGAAGGGCAAAGCCTCATCCTTGGCATGCGCCGTGAACAGGGGGGCAGCCAACTCATGACGTAGATAGCGCTCATACATCTCGTTGGCACGAGCTTTGACCTCATCATTCACATCGATGGGGTCTTGCCACGTGTCGTCTGCGGGAACACTGAAGCACACCTTCTTTTTGGTGCACATCCACGGGAAACCCGCACTGGTTCCTCTGTTCATACTGTCAATGTACTTCCTCCCAGGAATGCCGTTGATGGCAGTCATCATGTCCAAGGGTTGTGCGATCTCGCGCTTGTCGCTCTCCGACAGGCCAGCAAAGACCTCGTCAGCGTACTGCATAGCGCACTTACGCACGACACTCTCCTTGAAAAGGAACTTCTGCTCGACGATGGGCAAAACTGCCTGGCGCCACAACTTCTTACCCTTCATTACAGGTGCTCCAGTGGTCACTTCGAACCCGCGCTTCACAGCAGCCTCCCGAAAGATGGTTGGACAAACTGTTGATTTGGGTTGCGCACGTGGTAATGTGAGTTGTCCGAAGACTCGTCCAACACCACTGCCATTTAACGGTAAGACACTCTTGTCGTGAAGAGGGACAACACCAACACTTCTCTCAATCGACTCCAGCATGATGGGAGCAGGAGAAAAAACCGGGAAGAAGTGTTCCTTGGCACGGCGAACGTGGTCAGTTGTGAGGCTAACACAATGTCCGTTCCTACCGCGACCGAGTAGGTGAAGTCCGACAATGACGGGCCCCGTAGGTGAGCGAGCCACCACGAGTGAACCACAAAGTCCAACTGCAGTCTCAGTATCCAGGTTGTACTCCCAGAG